GGGAACTTATCGCTTGGGGCGGTGCGGGTTCAGGTAAAAGCTACGCTGCAGCGCAGAAAATAATTTTCTGGCTGATTAGAAAAAACAATAAAAAGATACTAGTTATCAGAAAAACATACCCTGCATTAAAGAGAACTTGTCTTGAATTAATAGAAAAGTTGTTGAGCGAGTATGGTATCCAGTATGAGATAAATAGAACCGAATTAGTTCTGTCCTGCAATAAAAATAAGGTTATCTTTCTTTCCCTTGACGATCCAGAAAAAATCAAAAGTATCACTGATGTCGACCTGATATGGATAGAAGAACCGACTGAACTTACAGAAGAAGAATATGAGCAGGTAAGATTAAGGTTGAGGGGTAGGAAGCTATCGCAAGGCGAGTATAGACAGATTATCTTAACGTTTAACCCGATTGATGCAAATCACTGGCTAAAGAAACGATTTTTTGACACTGTTCAGGAAGATGTTGGCATATACAAGTTTACTTACAAGGATAATAAATTCATAGATCCTGAATATGTTAAGGTGCTAGAAGACTTAAAAAATAAAGATGAAAACTTTTACAGGGTTTATTGTCTTGGTGAATGGGGTTCTATGGGCGATCTTGTATATACTAATTGGGTTGTAGAGAATTTTGATCCCAGTACTATGAGTTTTGACGAAGTCGTGGCTGGGCTAGATTTTGGATATAACAACCCCTGTGCTTATGCTCTTATAGGTATCAAGGATCAGGAACCATACATATTAGACGAGATTTATCGGAGTAGACTAGTTACAAGTGAGCTAGCAAAACTTATTAAGGAGAAGAATGCGGAATATAATATTAATCCCAGTATTTATTGTGATACCTCTGATCCTGACAGAATAGAAGAATTACATAGAGCTGGACTAAGAGTGTATCCAGCTGAAAAGGATGTTATGAAGGGCATAAGCATAGTAAGGAGGTATAAGTTGCATATCCATCCAAACTGTGTGAATACAATCAAAGAGATAAGAGGTTATGCGTTCAAGAAAGATAAAAATGGAAATACATTAGAAGAACCAGTAAAGTTTAATGACCATTTAATGGATAGTATCAGATATTGCCTAGCTTCTATGATGGAAAAGAGAGGTCCTGGTTTAGTATGGCTATAATGGATAGAATTTTTAAAAGACTTGGGTATACAAAAGTAGAGAAAAAATCTTATGTGCAGACTATAACATATAGCGATCCCTATTTGATTTATAAAAAACCAGAATCTATTACCGATTTTATAGATGTATATAAAACCCACCCACTTGTGAGGGCCATAGTGGATAAGGTCGCAAAAGCTGTAGCTGGGATACCTTTCGAGTTATACAAAAAGAACGAAAGAGGAGAATATGAAAAAGTAAATGAACATCCACTAATCGACCTATTCTATGCTGTAAATGATTATATGACAAGTTTTGATTTCTGGGAACAGTTAACTATATCTCTCGAAGTAACTGGAAATTTTTTGTGCGAGATAGAAATGGATGTTACGGGAAAACCCATAGCATTACATCCAATGCGAACTGACTTGGTTGATATAATACCAGACCCAGAAAAAAGGGTTAGAGCATATAAGTATACAGCTAATGGAAGATCAATAATTATTCCTGCTGAAAATGTTATGCATATATATTATTATGATCCATCTAATCCACTATGGGGGCTATCACCACTATCGAGTTTAGCACTGACACTTGTTACAGATTTTTATGCTAGAGCATATAATAGACGATTTTTTGAGAATGATGCATCCGTTCCAGCAGTTCTGGAGACAGATGATTATTTGGATCCAGAACAGGTAGAACTTATATCACGAATGTGGAAGGCATCACATCAGGGAGTTGATAAAGCACATAGTATTGCTGTTCTGTATGGAGGTTTAAAATATAAAGAAACTGGAACTAGGCCAAAAGACACTGAATTTTTATCACTAATAAAACTAGATAGGGAAGAGATATGTGCTGTGCTTGGAGTTCCTCCAGCTGTCGTCGGACTCTTTGAGTATAGTAATTATGCAAATTCCGAAGCTCAGATAAGTATGTTCTGGCAAGATAAGATAATTCCACTACTTAGAAAAATAGAACAAATGATAACAGAACAGTTTATACAAAAATTCTATCCCGATGTCGTGGGGAAATTTGATATGACAAAGATATCTTCTTTGTTGGAGAATGAAATTCAGAATGCACAGGTGGATGAGATTCTAATTAGAAATGGATTAGCGACTGTAAATGAAAGAAGAGCATTACGTGGGCTTGGTCCTGTTCCTTGGGGCGATACTTGGTATGTCTCTATGACTTTAGCTCCAGTCGGTAACGAAGTGGAAAAGAAGCAGGATATAGGACAGACAATATTAAAGTTAAAAGAGAATGCTATTGAAAAATTATCTAGCAGGTATACTCCGAAACTTGCTAAGTTTTTCGAACAGCAAGCAGAAAGAGTAAGAAGAAAACTAGAAAGAGTAACTGGACAAAGGATACAAAAAGATTTTGAGGCACTTGATGATGAAGAAGACGAGAGATTAGAGAATGTTCTAAAAGGCATATGGTTAGCTGCTATGCTTGCAGCTATAGAGCATTTACGCAAAACAGTACCTGAACTTCCGACAGTAGATTTAGATAGAATATATCCATTACTAGCGCAAAGAGTTAAAGGAATAAACGATACTACAAGAGAAAAGATCGCTGATGTTATAAAAAAAGGAATTGAGCAAGGAAAAGATTTCGAGACTATTTGGCAAGGATCTGAGGAGTTTAAAGGTATCAAACAAGTGTTTGAAGAAGCAAGCGACTATAGAGCAAAGATGATAGCAAGAACAGAAATATCGAATGCATATAATACAGCATTAATAACAACATATAGAGAAGGTGGTATAAAAAAGGTAAGAGTAATAGATGGACAGCTACCAACTAGCTGTGAACCTTGTATAGAACGAAATGGTCTTATAGTTACGATAGAGGAAGCATCGGTTATGGAAGAACACCCTAATGGAACATTAGCATTTGATCCCATCTTCGAAGAAGGTGAGAAAGAATGAAGATAGAAGATATTAATGCACAATCTATAAAAAATGTAGATGATAAGGAACTATTGAGTTTACATCATAGACTACATCAACTTGCACCTGCTGTTCTAAGAGATGGCAAGCACGAAGGATTAAATTGGGAGGATCTTGTTAATGCTCATACTTTTGTAGTGAATGAGATGATTGCAAGAGGTATGAATCATAACATAAGAGATAAACTAGATGAAGAATATGAGAGACTAAAGAAGGCATTACCTCAGGAATATGTATCTTTTGAACAATTACCTAATGATATTGTGGTAGTACCTGATTTTGTATGTCTCGTTGGTTCTACTGTCGAAGGCGATAATCCTAATGATATTGATATTTTATTTAGGGCAAATCGGGTTGGGAATAACTATCTAATTCAATCAGAGAATGTGTGGTTGCCTCTTAGAAAAGTAGTAGATCCAGCTAAAAATAAAGTCTTGCATTTTATAGACAACCCACAAGGTGCACATGCTGATTTTATCCCGTTGTATGATTTAATCTTAAGGCGAAAGAGTATATTCGAAGTTCATCCAATAAAAGCAATGAAAAATCAGATTATAAAAGAAGGACCTATAAAGGTAGATCTTGGTTGTGGCTCTAACAAACCAGATGGGTATATTGGAATAGATAAAGAAGAATATCCTGGGGTAGACATAGTATATGATTTAGAAGAAGGTATTCCGTTGCCAGACGATTATGCGGATGAGATTAGGGCTTGGCATATACTAGAACATCTTAGTGATAAAGAAGCTATAATGGCAGAAATATGGCGTGTTTTAAAGCCTGGGGGACAACTAGTTTTTGAAGTTCCTAGTACAAAGGGCGAAGGTGCATTTGCACATCCAGAACATAAAAGCTTTTGGAATAAAGCTAGTTTTTATTTTTGGTCACAAGATAATCTATTAGAAGATAGACCTAAATTTGATATAGTAGAACTAGAAGAGTTTGCAGGTGATGATAATGGAATTACAGTATATGCAAGAGGTATTCTTAGAAAGCCTCTATCGGTCGAACTAGGGAAAGAAACCTTAAAACCTATTGCTAGATTTCCGATGCAGAAGCCTGCTATGAAGTTATATCATTCGCAAACAGAGGCGTTTAGTCCTGATGAAATATGGCCGTGGGTAGAAGAACATCTTAAAAATGGTATTGTTGCAGAATTAAAATTGAATGGTTTTAGATCCTGCATACAAAAAGCAGGGGACAAAGTAAGCATATTTTTTGAAGATAGCGAGGAGGAAAGGAATAAACAGCTTCCAGTACTTGTGGAAGAACTTGAGAAGATACCAGATGATTTTATTCTTGATTGTAATGTAGGAATAGAAGAGAACGGGAAACCTTGGCCTAGAGTTAAACTTATGACACTAACTGCAGATGAACCAGTAGTTCCAGAGGATGCATATCCAAAAGTTACAGTGTTTGATCTTTTATATTGGAATGAAGATGTGCACGAACGTCCATTTGCAGAGAGAAGAAAATTACTGGAAGAATTCTATAATAAGTATCTAAAAGGTAATAAATACTTCGATATTACTGAGGAAATGACTATTAAGACAAAAGACGATTTAGAAAAAGCGTGGGATAAATATGGTTCTGTATATCTAAGTGAAGGCATAGTGCTTAAGGATCTATTTTATCCATTTGAATTGAGACCTGATTCTGACGGACTGGCGAAGATAAAACATGCGGTTGAGGTAAAGGCGATAGTATTGGATGTTAAACAGAACAAAAACGGTACTTATGGATTTAGAGGTGGATTACTGCCAGGAGAATCGGAATTTACTGATTTGATAGAATTTAGAGGACAAAAGTATGTAGATATGGGATTCAGTTTTAATTGTCCGTTTAAAGCAGAACCTGGCGATATAGTTACTTTTGAAGTAGAGGAGATTATTATTCGTGAATCTAATGAAGGGTTACATTTAGATTGGCTCGGTGCAAATCCGATAGATATAGATAAGACAAGAACGGAACCATATTTTGCAAATCAGGTTATAGATATAGCTAGACGAGGTGGAGTGCTACAGGATACTGTGAATAAAGTATTTAAACCGATAGAACAGGAGACAAGGGCTGAAGCAGCAGAGAATTTCTGGAAGGAAAATTGGTGGAAATCTTATCCAAGTTCAGGGAAAGGAGCATGGACCTTCCAGCACCATTGGAGAGGGTTAAGTGAAGAAGAAGCAAAATTACCAGAGGAAGAACTACTTAAGACTGACCATTCGGTTCACGGGGACTTAAGGTTAGAGAATGATTCTGCTTTATGGGGTGTATCTGTATTTATTGGAACTGCAGAAGCAAACTTGAAAGCCGGAGGAGATAGATTGGTTTCATTACCACCTGATGATAACCTGCAGTGCAGTTTTAAGCTATGGGAGCCTAAAGAGTGGCTTGATGTGGGCGATCCTCCATTGGTGGTTGAGCCTGGCGGAGTTGGTAGTACTTCAAAAACTTGGGCTAAATTCTTTAAGATAGATAGCGGAACTTATGAGGTAGGAGTTTGGCGTGAACATATGATAGAAATTTTCCTACACGGTAAAAAGCTAAATGGAAGATACCTTCTAGAATATGCTCCTGTTGGTGGAAATAGGATATGGATAATAGACAAGCCTAAAGACCAGACTCCTTATGCGGAAAGTCATAATTTAGACGATGTTGTTAAGGAATTAAAACAGAAAGGGCAGAAATATCTTGTCTGGTCTAAACCAGGAGAAAAACCAAAATTAATCGAGGTGAATAAGATGTCAGAAAAAAGAGAATGGTTTATTCCAATAGTAAAAATAAATGAAGACCAACGCTTTGTCCTTGCTCCTTTCTTAGTACCAAATGAGATAGATAAGCAAGGGGATTTGGTTAAGAAAGAAGATATAGAAGCTGCAGTACATAAATTTATGGAGGATTATCGCAATATAGGACTTATGCATCAGGAAATATTGCCTGACGATAAGGTTAAGATAGTTGAGTGCTATGTTACTCGTGGTGACTGGAAGATAGGAGATCATATTTTGCCAGAAGGGACTGCAATGTTAGGATTAAAGATTTATGATAACGATTTATGGCAAGCAATTAAAGATGGGAAAATTACTGGATTAAGTATCAGGGGCATAGCTTCTGCAAGGGAGGTGTAGAATGCCTAGAGAATTACAGAATCTAGAGATAGAGGAGATTTCACTTGTGGATGAACCTGCTGTTCCAAAGGCGAAGTTCCTCATAATGAAACGTAATCAAGAAAATTCGGAGGTGCAAAAAATGGATGAAAATATAGATAAGCAGACAATCCCAGATGAGCTGAAGAAGCTTATTTCTACTGTACTAGATCAGATTAAATCAGCTCTAAAGGGGTTAGATTTACCGCAGAAGGCAAAGGATCTAATAGATGCCGCATTGTCTTCTTTAGAGGCAATAGCCTCTGGTTATGGGTATCCACAAGCTACATATGGGTATCCAGCGCCGCAAACATACCCAGCTCCTCAGAAATCAGTTGAAACCGAGAAGACTGGGAAGAAGTTTTCAAAAGATAATGAGGATAGAATTAAAGAAATCTACCGTCTCGCTAAGGAACTGCTAGATCAGATTGGTAGTATTGAAGATGCTACTAATGCTGATAAAGAGGGACCCTGGGAGGTAAAACAAGAGAGTGAGATTCTATCTAAATGCATAGAAGTTGTGAATGATATTACCAAAAGACTAGGAGGTAAGTAAATATGGATAAGTATGAGGAACTTTTAAAATCTTTAAGTGCCTTGAAAGAGGCGGTAGAAAATAAAGATAAAGAAGCAGAAGTAAAAGCTTCTGCTGATGTTGTTAGGAACGCTCCTAAAAGCAATAGGCTTACAGAGATACCAGTAGATGTAGAAAGAGCAGACTTAGCTACATTGCATAAGAGCTATTCTAAGGATCCCAAAATAGTGGAATTCCAGAAGAGAGCAGACGACGTTTATATAGTAAGTAAGATATTAGGAATTGATCCCAGACAAACAAAATTGTATAAGGAGTTAATGGATCCAGTATCAGAGCTTCGTAAAGCTATGGATACTGCAACATCTGGTTCAGGTGCAGAATGGATTCCAACTGGATTCTCTGCTGATTTAATTAATAAAGTAGCACTAGAACTTAAAGTTGCTGCGTTGCATCCAAGAATAGCTATGCCAATGGATCCATTTAAGCAACCTGCATTAACGGGTTTTAGCACTGCAAGACTTGGTTCTGAAAATGGAACTCCCACTGCTTCTGCAGTAACGACTGGGAACATAACACTAGATGCAAAGAAACTTATAACCTATATACCACTTTCTTACGAGCTTGAGGAAGATAGTATTGTTGCAATACTTCCTGTACTTAAAGATGATATAACCAAAGCTCTAGCAAGAGGACAGGAGACAGCAACAATTAATGGCGACACGTCTACGTCCCATATGGATAGCGATGTGTCATCCGCTGAAGATGTAAGAAAAGCTTGGAATGGTTATAGAAAACTTGCGATATCTACAGCTAAAGTCGATGCGGGTAATGTTGCTATTACATCTACCCTTCTTAGAACTCTAAGGAAAAAGATGGGTAAATATGGAGTAGATCCAAACTCTTTGGCGTGGGTAGTGGGTATTTCCGGTTATAACCAGATGTTGGCTTTATCTGAGGTAATAACTGTAGATAAGTATGGACCGAATGCAGTAGTGCTAAGTGGAGAGCTTGCTAGATTTGATGGAATACCAGTTATAGTATCTGAATATGTAAGAGAAGATCTTAACGCTACCGGAGTGTATGATGGGTCAACTACTAACAGAACAGAAGTATTATTAGTTAGAAAAGATGCATTCTTATATGGAGACAGAAGAGATGTTCTTGTAGAAACAGATAGAGAGATTAAATCCCAGACTATCGATCTTGTAGCTTCTCAGAGAGTAGCATTTTCAAACAGATATGTTGCAACAGATCCTATAGTTGCAATACTCTATAACATAGCTGCATAAATTTGTTTGAAATATTACAGGCGGGGTTAATTCCCGCCTAATTTATTTGGAGGTGTAATATGGCTTTAAAAGATAGAACGCCAATGAAATCTGCATTGGATTTACAGGAATTGCAAGGTAGAGTTAGTGGAGGATTAGAGGTTTATCTTGCAGAGGTGGAAACAAAACTTGCAGCATTAGCCGAATTAGCAAATGATCTTAAAGCTAAATATAATGCTGCTGTTACACTTATTAATGAGCTCAAATCAGACTATAATGCTCATTGTGCTGCTGACGGCTTGCATTATAACGGTACAACAGGAGTTCACGATACAGTCAATACAACTAGTAGCGCCAATGCAGCTGCAACCAGCAAAGCTGATGTGACAATCTAACTATGAAGATTCTATTTAAAGCTAAAAATCTTATAACCTATCATAGTCTGGAATTAGATTGTTATCAGCCAGGGGAATATGAGGTTAGCAAGGAGAAAGCTAAACAATTACTGAGCGATTTTCCAGAAGACTTCGAAGTAACAAAACCTGTAGAAGATAGCATAGAACTTGTAACAGAAGAACAGACAAGTACACGTACTAGAAAGCGTTCAAGATAGTGGACATTGGAGGAAGAGGTGGCACTGATAGATGATGTTAAAGGTATAATACAGGACGATTCCAAGCGTTTAAGCGATGCTGAAATAACAAATAATATAAATGTAGCAATCTCGGCATTTGCTAAAGATGTTGGTGTGTTCAAGATAGCGGAACTAACTGCATACAATGAGAATCTTTTGCTGTGGAATCTGCCTACTGACTGGATAGAAGGGATCTCTTTTATCAAACAGTTGTTTGACAACGATGGTAATAGATTAGAATGGGATTTCTCATACTATGGAGGCACTAAATACATACTTACATCCGATATATATAATAGTGGAAAGGTATATATAGAGTATGCATACTTACCTACGGAAACAAATCTGACAGCTACTCAAAAAGGTATAATACTTCATTATGCTTGTTATCTATGCCTTATGGCACTTGCAGCATATTATGCTCAAACAATAGATCCAGTTCTATCTCCTGATGTAGTTAGTTATGGTAGTAGAGCTGATACATATATTAAACTAGCTACTGAGCATCTAAATACATACAAAGATAAAGTCAGACAGGTAAGGTATATAAAGTTATGATTAAGGTTCAAGCTGAGATGCCAGAAGGCATTAAACAAGTTATAAAGAATATGCCACATAATATTGTAAATTCTTTAAATAGTTTAGCAATTAAGGGCTTTGATGTTATAAAAACGAATACTCCTCGTGATACAGGTAAACTTCTGCGAAGTGAACAATTCCAACCAGCTTTTATAGGTAATCTATGTGCAACAATCAAAACTACTTTAGAAGAAGGGAAAGCATATGCAAGGTATGTAGAGTTGGGAACTAGACCACATTGGCCTCCTAGAGCTCCTATCCAAAGATGGGTAGAGAGAAAATTCCATTTATCGGGGACAGAAGCAAAATCGATTGCCTTTTTAGTATCAAGGAAGATAGCTCGCAAAGGAACAGAAGGTAGGTTCTTTTTTAAAAAAGGAGAAGAATATATAGAGAAGAATATGCCTAAAGAATTAGAAGATTTAGGCGTAAGAGTAAGTAATGATTGGGAGGCAAAGAGATGAGAGTAGTAATGAAACAAGATGTATCTATAGAAAAAACAGTTGTTATTAATGTCGAGGAATACAAAGCAGGTGAAATTTATGACCTTCCTGATGAACTTGCTAATGATTTTATTACAAACGGCAAGGCTGTGTCATTAGAAGAAGTAGTAGAATCTCTTAATATTCCTGTAGAAGCAGAAGAGATTACTGAAGTTGCTCCAGAGATAAGTGTAGAACCGATTGTTACTACAGATTCGGAGGTAAAATAATGGCACTTTATGGTGAAGGCGGTTTAATAACCTATATCAAGGCGCAACTAGAAGCGGTACCAGGAATAGGTCTAGTACATGATTATGATAGAGTAGTAAATGAAAGTTTTGACCTACTTAAATCTTTATATACAGATCCTGCAACGGGGAAAATCAATGGTTGGACGATTACAAGAACGAGTACGGAGGAAAATATCTATGATAGTGCTAATAATGAGAGAATTTATAATCTTGTCATTAAAGGTTTTTATCAACACGAAGACGCAACTGCTTCCGAAAAAGATTTTCAAAATCTCATAGAGGCAATAGCAGATAAGTTAAGAACGACAGAAACATATGGAAATTTTGCTTTTCGGTGGCCTCCTGTTATTAATACTGTAGATACGTTGATATTTGGTAATTTTCTTGTCCACCACTGTGAGATTACTCTCCGTGTAGAGGAAATAAAATTTGTAGGATAAGGGGTGAAATAATGATATTGAAGTATATAGGAACTTCTGATGGAATAGATATTCCCGATTTAGGAATTTATGGCTGGAAGCAAGGAGAAGAGAAAGAAGTTAGCGATGAAGTAGCAAAAAGATTATTAATAGGTCAAGCTATTTTCGAGGAAGTAAAAAAAGAAAAAGTGAGAGGTGATAAATAATGCCAGCGAGAGGTACCAAATTATATGTAGGTTGGGGACAGGAAACTACTTGGGGAACTCCTGTATCTATTACAAACTATATTCCCGCAGTTTCAGAGAGTATTAAAAAACCTATAGAGAGAATTATAAGTCCTTCTCTGAGGAATAGTAGAAGTAGAGACCTGGATCAAGTAGCACCAGGCTCTGCTAGGATAGAAGGAGATATAGTAACAGTATTATATGTAAAAGGTTTACTAAAACTATTTAAAAATGCGCTTGGAGCAGGAAGTTCTGCTCAGCAAGGGGGAACCGCAGCATATCTGCATACATTTACATTAAGCGATTTACCTCCAGGACTTACAGTAGTAGTGGGTAGAGATGTAAAACAGTGGAAGTATTCAGGAATGAAGATAAATCAACTAAAAATAGAAGGAAGAGAGAACCAATTTTTACAGGCAACTTGGAGCTTTGTGGGAAAAGATGAGACTATAGAGGACGTAGTTTCTCCTTCATTTCCCACTTCGAATAATGCATTTACCTTCTGGAGCGGATACTTTAAAATAGACACGGTTTCTACTCCCATAAGAAGTTTCGAATTAACTCTGAACAATAAACTTATTACTGATAGGTATTTCCAAAACCAGACACTTTATGACTTATATGAAGGAACAAGAGAAATAACTGGAACTTTTACAATGGATGTAGATATGAGCCAATATGCTAAGTTTACAAATTTTACCCCTGCAGCACTTGTATTTGAAGCAAAAAGAAATCTTATAGCAACCAGCTATTATGAAGAAATAACTATTACGTTACCTTATGTTATCTACAATGGTGAAACTCCTAATGTATCGGGAGAAGGGATGATTCCCCATAATATTCCTTTTACAGCATATGCAAGTGGATCAACAGCAGAAATGACCATAACAATTCAGAATACAGAAACAGCTATATAAGGAGGTAATTTATGGCTGATAAAGTTATATCAGCAAAAGAATATAAAAGTGCTACCAGAAAGATAGTCACAGTTCCAAGTGGTGCAGAATTTCTAATAAAACGAGTTACTAATTGGGATTTTATTCATTCTCCTTATCTACCAGTAGGATTTGATATTAAACGTTTCCAAAAGGATGCACAAGCAGTAGCTAAAGATTCCCAAGATCCGCAGGAATTATTTCGAAATCATCCCAAAGAGTCAGCAGAACTAGCTAGGATATATATCCTTGTTGGAGTGATAAGCCCAAGGGTCGTAGATAAGCCATTAGAAGAATGTGAAGAGGATGAACTTTCAATTTATGAGATTTTAGATGATGATCTAAACTTTTTGATTAATGAAATTCTTGAATTCTCAGGAATGGGGAAGGAGGCGACCGAAAAGGTTGCCCCCTTTCTTAAACAGCCAGAACCCACTATTGTTAGACCGCCTGGCGAGAAGGTATCATAAATTGCCACACGAATTGATGGATTTAGAACCATTTAAATTAAGTTTTGATATGGCAGTTATGGAATGCGGCCTAGAGGAAGATGCGGAGGAGGCAAAAGAATTTATGAGTAAGGGAGAAGGGAGCTTTATATGTCCTGCATGGCTCTTACTCTTTAGGGGATAGATAAATGGCGAGTAATAATCTAATACTTAGAATATTAGGAGAAGATAAGGCTAGTGACATTTTAAAGAATATACAGGCAAATGCTGAAGCATTAGAAAAGAAGACAGGGGATCTAGCTGAAGGCTTCAAAAAGGCAGGAGATAGTTTAACTTCTCTCGGAACTAAATTAAGTATTGCAGGAGCAGCAATTACTGGAGCATTTGGTCTAGCATTAAAAAATACTATTGACTATGGAGAACAGTTATATAAGCTAAATAGTCAGACAGGTATTGCAGTCGGAACACTAGCAAAACTTGGCTATGCAGCGGAGCAAGAATCAGCAAATATGGAGGAATTAGCTACTGGACTTAAATTTCTACAAAGAAATATGTCAGAGGCTGTTTCAGGAAATGCACAAGCACAAAAGGCATTTACTTATCTTGGTATTTCTGTTACAGATAATACAGGAAGGATGAAGAATGCAAATGAGGTACTTATGGAGGTTGCCCAGGCATTCAAAGGCATTCCTGATGAAGCCACCAAAACAGCTGTTGCTATGGATCTATTTGGACGATCTGGAAATGAATTAGTTCCTTTTCTTAATCTGGGCCCAGAAAAAATCAAGGAACTTGGAGAAGAAGCAGAGAAGACAGGTAAAGTATGGAGCGAATCCGATGTAAAGGCAGCTAAGGCTTTCAGCGATCAGATTACTTATCTTCAGAAAAGTATTGCTGGCTTGGTTCAAACGATAGGTAAGGATCTTATACCTATGCTTGCTCCACTTATAGATAAGCTTGCTACTACTATACAGCAAGTGCGGCAGTGGACAGAAAAGAATCCTGAACTTACAAAAGCTATTCTTGCAATAGCAGGTGGATTAGGAACGTTTTTAACTATTGCTGGTCCTTTTTTGCTTATTGTAGGAACAATATCTAAAACAATTGGAGCATTGATAACCGTCTTTGGTGCAGCTTCTTCCGCAATAGCTTTTATTGCGTCCCCTCTCGGTGTTGTAATTGGCGTAATGGCATTAGCAGTTATAGGTGGAATAGAACTATATAGAAATTGGGATCGTATAAAAGAGGGTGCTAATAGTCTTGCTATAGCTCTTAAAAACTTTGGTAGTAGTATCTATGGATATATTGTGGATGGATTTAATAAGGCTATAGATTGGATTAAAAATTTACCATCACAAATGTATCAAGCGGGGAAGGATTTCTTTTCATCCTGGTTAAAAGGACTACTAGATACAATTAATAGTGTAAAAGATAAGCTAAGAGACCTTGCAAACGAGATATTTAAGTTCTTTGGTGGTGGACATTCTCCAGCTCAAGTTGGTCCATTATCAAATCTTGAAGTATGGGGAGCAAGATTGATAACAAGCTATCTGGACGGAATAAAGAAAACTGCTCCTATATTGGAAGGTGGAATAGTTTCTCTTTTAGATAGCATACAAAGGAAAACCGCCACTACTTCATTTAAAATATCTCCTTTTACTTTAGGTCCAACATTACCTTCTGCAGAATTACCTAAAATAGAAATCCCTAAAATAGAACCTATTGCTTATACTTCTAACTTAACAAGAGGTATTCCTGAAATTTATCAAAAAGAAGAAAGCTTAGTTAATATACTTGTTAACAATATGCAAGCTATAGGAGAAAAAATATCAAAGAGCTTAGATAATATACAGCAAGCTATTACAAAACCTGCTACAGTCCAGCCTACTACAAAACCTACAGAAGATATTATGTCTTTGTTTGATAAAACTATCAGCGGACTAAGGGGAAATATCCCTAGTATCCCAAAAACAACTTTATATCTATCTGAAGAAGAACGGAAAAAACTAGAAAAAACTATAAATGCAACGGTCGATGATTCTAAAATAAACAATTTAGTTTCCGAAATAGTAATAAATCTTCCATTGTCAGAAAAAAAGAAACTAGTAAAGTATCTAAATGCTACTGTAGATGATACAAAAATAGATGAACAAATTGCACAGATTGTAGTATCATTACCTCTAGCAGAAAAACGAAAACTTTTTAAGCATTTATTAGCTACTGTTGATAATGATGCTTTTGCTAATCTTATTGGAGAGGTAATCGTAAGTTTACCTGCATCAGAAGCAAAGAAGCTTACGCAAGCTCTCAAAGCATCCGTTGACGATAGCGCATTTGCTGACCTAGTAGCAAAGATCACCCTATCATTGCCTGCCTCGGAAGCGAAGAAGTTTACGCAGACACTCAA